GTATCCGTATGCTTCGTAGTCATCACCACCACCAGCGGCGGCCCAGTCAAAAGAAATTGATTGATTTGCCGTAGCAGGAAACGGCTCGGTCCATATTTCTGGTCCAAACGCCGAACCGTATGTTCCATGATTATTACAAGTATTGGCATAGGAAATAATGCCAGAAGAGAAGAGACGAATTACTCCACTACGTCCACCATATGCTTCTCCTGTAGATGTTGAGTAGGACAGGTTCTGGGTAGTCGCTTCTTGGCCTTCGTACAACTGCTGTTCTCGCGTGTAGTCCTTGTCGGTTACATAGGAGTAGGAACTATTGGATGCGGAGTCGGTGCCGGTCATCGTGTATGGACCAATCCCCTGCTTGCCCAGAACCTTGCATTGGGTTCGGCTTGCCAACGAACCCAGGGTCACCTTTGCTGCCGCAGTTGACTCAAAAACAGGCGACAATGCCTGCACTGGAGCGGAAAAACCAAAAATTGATACCAGCAAAAGGAATACCGAAGGAACAGCCATTATCAATGCAGGCTTATTAACGCGGCGACGCCGTACAAACATGGGGCCTCCTTAAAAAGACCTCCAATTCTACCATTTAGGGATTATTGAACCGACAAGTTCTTAACGCCCAACATGTATTTGTAAAAAAAAATTAAAGTTTTAATTACATTTGAAATAATTAACAGCCCTGCTAATTCCTTCTTCAAGAGATATCTTTGGAGTATAGAAGGAAAGCATTTTCGCCGGGTCGCTACAACGATACTGAACACCCTCGGGGGCTCCGAGTACATGTTCTATCTCCGGAGAGTATCCGCACTCACTAGAAACAAGCGCTGCTAGTTCGTTAAATGAAGTAGGTCTTCCCAAACCAAGATTTATGGGACCTTGAACGTCTTGTCTAACCGCCTCGATGGTTGCAGCAACAACATCATCCATATGTATAAAGTCTCTTACCTGATTTCCCGAACCCCAAATTTTGAATGGATTTGCTTTGTCGACACCACGTTTAATGAATGATGGGAACGGGTAGTCTAGCGATTGGTCCTCTCCGTATCCAGAAAATGGACGGAACACATGAACTCTTAGTCCCTCTTTTTCTGCATAGCCGGCGAGCATCTCTCCGGTGAGTTTTGCCCAACCGTATGTGTAGTCGGGGGATTGGATGTCATTTAAATCAATATCCGTTTCTACTAGTTGATGCGTAGAACCATAATCTTGCAGCTTTATTGGATAAGCAGCCGAGGATGAGTAGTAGACAATTCTTCCCGGTTTTGTTCTCAGCGCCCACTGAAATAACTCAGAATCAATAGCAAGGTCGACTGCAACCGATAATGGCTCACCCTCAATTGTTGCTCTTCCTCCAACTATCGCCGCTAAATGAACCACTAGGTCGAAGCAGGTTTCGTCTGTTGCAAAAAATTTACGGGCGTCTATTCCGTTTTTTATATCTACGCCCACTATGTCGTGGCCATCAAGCGCTTTGTGAAAATACCCCCCCACAAAACCAGCGTCGCCAGTAATAAGAATCTTCACTTACATCCCCACATTCCGTATATGTATGGTTCGCCAAATACTGTTGTATCAAGCATGATAAAAACATCTGGGTTCCACCCAGCATTCTTCAGAAGAGTTTCAACATCTTGTCTACCCCAAGCCCAGTAGTGCTCTTCGTTGGTGTCATACCAAGCATCAATTGGAGTTGATAGAACAAGCATTTTAGATTTATCTCTTATTGATTTTAAAACCGAACTTGGGTCTTCAACATGCTCAATGCTTTCAGAGCAAATATACAAGTCTACATTTTCAATCTTTTTTAAATTAACTTCAAGCGGACCAGAGTATTCATGGCCCTCTGCATAATCGCCGAGTATGGTCTTCTCAACATTTAATGCTTTGACAATTGCACCATTACCACAACTCAGGTCAGCAACTGATTTTGCCTCTGCTTGATATGCCATATCCTTGGCGAGTTGAATTGTTGTGTTTACTCGAATTCCATGTCCACGCCCATAAATTGCATGGTCATGTGGCGTAGCATAAATTTTTGCTAATTCTTTAGCGGTATGAAACTTTCGTAATTTTTTTATCATCTGTGAATTGTCATATCGTGACCACGTGTCTCGATAGCCCCAACTGCTTCTGGGAAGTGTCGAGCAATACAGTCCTCGCGCACATAAGTTGGAATGTTGAGATAATGAAGAGCATCGTGGTGGAAACATGGGTCATCAGACATGTTTTTATCCATATCCCACCTCCACCTAATACCGGAAAAAACATTCCTATCCATGAATATCGCAGCTGCTGAAGCCATGGTGTCCATCACCGGGAAGGGGTACTTGTCAATCGTTGGTCCACGCAGACCATATGTGGTGATGTATGGAGCGCAGAGGGGGTGGTTCATCTCGAGCATTTTGGGGAGAATGTCATCTGGTGGCATTGTGTCTGCAGCCAAAAACAACATGTGTGTACATTCTGGATGTGACATTGCAAAATCATTTGCTAAATTTTGTCCGACGGTTATATGGCGAACACGATTTTTTGTACTTACCTCGGTACGACCGTCATCTAGTAGGTATGTCCAGTATTTTCCACCTATTGACTCAAGACGTTCAATAAACGGTAAAAGCGGTTCAGTCCCCCTTGCATCAACCTGGATTGCGGCGAAGTACTGAATTGCTGCCCAATCTCCGAATCGTTGATACTCAGCTTTTACTTGTTCGGCATTTTTCATCCATGAGCCCCAGTGGTCTGGATTATCCATTACGAACGGATGAACTGTTGTTGCAATCGTAATCATATTTTGTCCTTAATGTATTTCATAACAGTATCCCAATCTTCACCGCGTTTCTCTACAGTAAAGTTCTTTAAAAATTCCCGATTGTGTTCTATTTCATCTCTTCTTTTTGTTGGAATTCGTAGCTCGTCAAGGTGATATACCCATTCCTCTTGCGTGTTGGCAATTCTCCCAATTCCCTGGTCTGCTAGGTATTGATATTCTGGTGAATACGAAGATATGAAAGGTACGCCAGCGGCAGCATATTCGAGACCTTTTATGAAAGATTTAGCATGATTAAATGGGACGTCGCTAAGCGGAACTATGCCTATATCAATTGGTGCAAATAGTTTTGGGTAATCGATAATCGGAGCCAATGGCAGTGTCTTGGACATGCGTTTCTCAACACCAAGTAAATCACTAGCGAAAGGGGCATTGATTGTGTGCCCAGAATGATGAAAATGCATGTTCCGCGTTTTCAGATACCTCGAAAACCAAGGCGACAATTGCTCTAGGTCACCCGACCGCCACGGTGTAGCACCAACCCATCCAATATTCAAGCGATGATTTGGTCTCCCTCTTCGCGGAGTCCATCTGTCAATATCAATTCCGTTCCTCACCATAAAAACATTTGCCCGCTTCGATGAGTAGTAGTCATATAGGAACGGAGTCGAGGTTATTACGGCGTCCGCCTCCATAATTATTTGTGCATAAATTTCACGATTATTTGTAGGATTTTTTTTGGGGTCTGTTGCAGAGTGTGCCCGATTTGATTCATGCAGACCGTCGAACCAATCATCAACATCAACAACTATTTTTTGCCCAAGCTCTCTCGCTCTAGGTATGTAATCCAAAACTTGTTGTTGCATTAATAGTTTGAAAACGAGTATGTCCCAACCCTGCAAGATTTGGTCGTTGTTCACGATTAGACCAAATCCTTTTTCTTGAGTGAAACCAGGAAAACCTATTCCACAAACCCAACCATACTTTGTTAATTCGTTTAATGGCAAGGTACATCTGTACCAAGCGCATCCGTTTGGCTGTAGTGGGTCTGTTCCCCAAGACCAATCACCAGTTAAAAATCCAATAGTTGGTTTATTGTTTCTCGGCATTATGAAAACCTATCATCGCTTTTGTATCCAGAACTTTGTTCAAAATAATTTGTGCGCTCAAGATGTATGTCAGAAGTAATTTGAGGGTTACGAATAGAACTCGATTTACGCTCTTCTATTGTTGACTGAAAGTTATTACGTATTTCCATGTATGCGGATTCTTCGTCTTGTCTAGGTTGCGTGCCCTTGTGCTTTGTAAGTAGGTCAGCAACAGCTTCGTCTGGGGTGCCCCCAACGCCGAAGGTTTTTACTATATCAGAATCCCAGAAATCAACAGCATCACAATCATCTCCATGTAGGTAATCAACGTATGATTCGACTAAATTTGTTTCGTCATGATTGGGAATCGCGAACCACAAGCCACCCTCGTATATTCCCGAATACCTAGATTGGCGTATGACAATCGGGTATAGGCCAAATTCTGAAATATATTTTTCCACTTGTCGAGTTTATACGATAAGGACTATCCAGGAATATGCTATTCACTTGACTTTGGTTGCATGTCTCATCGGGTAAGATGGACCAACGGGAACGACCCGAACTAGGAGAAAATCATGAACAGCAAATTCATTGTAGATACAGCCGAAAGAGCAGCAAAGACATTCGTTCAGGCATACCTTGGCGCCTGGGTCGTAGCTGGTTCTGACTTCAACGCGCTTACCGACATGGCAAATGTGAAAATCGGTGTTGTGGCTGTTGCCGCTTCAATCGCCATGGCGATGGGCCTCAAGAATGTTGGCTCAAACAAGGATTCTGGCTCAGTCCTTTAAATACACGTACACCCACAAGGGTGTTATCTCATCTACAATCTTTTAGGTATTTGATTGGAGAAAACACGTGTCAATGATTGCTGGAAAGTACAACATAGCCTGTCAGCAGGGTTCTACATTTGACATTTTGATGATTTTGCAATACCCAAATCCTGAATATCCCGCTGATTGCGAAGACCCGAATGTATGCCCAGAATACCTAAATTGGGAGCTTTCCGAGTATCGAGCAAGAATGACAGTCCGAAAATACGTCAACTCGGCAACATCGTTAATCACCCTCACTACGGAGAACGGCCGAATATTCCTGGATGAAGAGCCCGGTGGGTTGAGGCTATTCATTCGCGCCGAGGATACATTGGACATTACCTCTTCTGGTGTGTACGACATAGAGATAATTTCCCCAAATAACGAAATAGACAGGGTTATCGAGGGTGTATTTACGCTTTCCCAGGAGGTCACAAAATGACAAACCAAGTAACAAATACACAAAACAGGGTAATCGTCACCGCGACCAGGGGTCCTGGTGTGCAGCAATTCCTCCATCAGGTCCAAGTATTTACCGTTCCAGGAACATTGAGTGTCGGTGTTGGAAGCGCCAGGTTCTACATTCCTGGGGCAATCACACTTAGTAACGTCAGGGCTTCGGTCGGTACCGCCCCAACTGGTTCATCAATAATTATTGACGTTAACAAAAACGGCACAAGTGTTTTTACAACAAACCCAAAACCGCAGATTTACGCTGGTCAAAACGTAGTGTCAACTTCAACGCCAAATACGACTTCACTTACTACTGGGGATTACATATCGGTCGATGTTGACCAAGTTGGCTCCTTGAATCCAGGACAAAACCTAACCGTACAAATAGAATTCACTCCTTAGTGTATTCTTGTAGCAAGCGGTATAAACCGGCCCCTAGCACAAAGGCATCATTAACATGACAATTTCAAGTTACTTAGAAAATAAATTACTCGACACCTTGAGTGCTACGGCATACTCGGCTTCCGCTGCGTACCTCAAGCTTCATCTTGGCGACCCGGGAGAAAATGCAACTGGCTCCCCAGCTGTAGATACACGTCGAAAGGCTGTTTCTTTCAGCGCTGCGTCAGGTGGCTCGAAGGCCTCAAGCGGAACAGTTGAATGGACAAACGTTGCTGCAACAGAAGTCTATACTCACTGGTCACTGTGGGATGCAGAAACCAGTGGCAACGCTCTCTGGTACGGTGCTCTCTCTGCAGCTGCTTCAGTTACCGCAGGTGACACTTTCGAAATCACCTCTCTTACACTGACACTCGAATAATCCACAAGGGGAGTAACCCCTCATGGATGAACAAGAGATAATCGGTTTCTCGGAGCCATTCCGAGGGACGTCGTCGTTCTATGTAGGCTTTAAAACAGTATCGGAGACTGCCTCCGCTACAGCAATCGGTTCTTCGTCTGCGTCGCAACTGCATACAGCACCAAGAACCGCTTCGGCATCTGCTACATCTAGCCACGCTATTGTCTCACTTCACACATCCCCGAGAGGTGGTGTTGGCTCTGGTTCCGCGACAGCCGGCGACCAAGCAATTGGTCTTCATGTTTCGCCAAGACAAGCTTCTGCTTCTGCAGAAGGAAACAGCTCCGCAACTGGCCTTCATATTTCGCCGAGAACAGCAAGCGGAAGCGGAAATGGCTCATCAACCAACCTAAGCGAAGTAATTACATTCCTTAGAGGTGCAACTGCATCCGGTGGTGCAACCGCTGGTGATGAGGCGCTCGGACTACACACTGCACCTAGGAGTGCATCCGGTTCTGGCCAGTCAAGCGAATCGTCAACGAGGGTTAGAACATCTGTTGTTTCTGCTTCAGGCTCGGCAACTAGTAATTCAACAGCAATTGGGCTGCACACGTCGCCACGTACCGCAAGTGATACTGCACAATCAAGCGAGTCTGCAACACGACTTATCATTTCTCCACGAAGTGTTACCGGTTCAGGAAATGGTGATTCGTTTGTCCTGGCCCTTCATACACATCTCAGAACCGCTTCGGCTAGTGGTTCTGGAACTTCAAATAACGCAATCGTCCATTCCAACCTTAGAACTGGTTACGGCTCAGGCTCTGCGACAGCGGGCGATACCGCCCTAACGCTTCATTCAAATCTTAGAACTGCAAATGCTTCAGGTAGCAGCTCGTCGTCTTCGGAAGAAAAAAATACATTACTCAGGACCATATCCGCTACTGGAATTGGTTCGTCAACATCAGAACAATTGCACAGTGTTCGCAGGAGTGGCTCTGCATCAGGACAGTCTGACTCACTCATATCCTACAGATACGGAAAAATTAGAACTGCCTATGGGGATGGTGGGGCGACAGTTAACGATGAAGCTCTTGGTCTACATACTGCCCCTAGAACTGCATCGGGCGCAGGAACCAGCGGTTCCAGTAATTCAATCCTCTATAGCAATCTTCGTTCGGCGAGTGCTTCTGGTGGAGCAACTGCTGGAGACGAAGCAAATGGCCTCCATGTCTCACCAAGAACCGCCAATGGTTCCGGAGCTGGGACACAGAGTACCGACGAAACAAAGACTCTGCACAGAACCTCAATATCTTCTGGAACATCGACACAGGTGGCAAACGGAAGACATACTTCGCCAAGAGGCGCGGTAGGCGCAGGTTCAGCGACTGCTGGAGATACCGCTCTTGGTCTTCATGTTGCACCTAGGTCGGCAGATGGAAGTGGAAGCAGTTCGGAAAGTTCTTCCTCAATTGGAATTCCGGTCAGAACCGCCAGTGGTTCCGGACAGGGTTCAGATTCATCCAACGGTCTACATACTGCTCCGAGAACATCAAGTGGCTCAGGTGTCGGTGGCTCATCCGTTTCAATTGTCACAACATTCATACGAACTGCATCAGGTTCTGGATTTGGGACTTCTGCAACCACTATTCTGTACTCAAACATCAGAACCGCTAATGGCTCTGGTTCTGCAACAGCTGGGGACACCGCTTTAGGGGAGCACATCGCCCCACGAACCGCAAACGCATCTGGTCAGAGCAGTGAACTTGTGTCTCAGCAACTTAGAACTGTTTTCAGAACTGCTTCTGGCTCAGGAATCGGTGGCTCTAGCAACTTAACGCTCTACAGCAATATTCGTTCGGGAACAGCTACAGGTGGAGCGACTGTTGGCGATAGTGCAACAGGTTTGCATACGGCGCCAAGAACCGCATCTGGAAGCGGAACCAGTTCTTCAACCAACCTGAGTGAAGTCATCACATTCCTCAGGTCGGCGACAGCTTCTGGTGGGGCAACAGCTGGTGATTCAGCAGTAAGACGTGTAACGAATATTCGCACTGCAAGTGGCTCTGGTGTATCCGGACAAACAGCATTGTATGACGCAGACCCAATTCAAGGAATCACAGCTGGATACTGGGGTCTTCAGGCCCTTGTTAGTTGAGATGAAGTAAACTAGGAGTAATCATGGCAGCATATACACGCAAACAATATTCGGGCGCGGCTCGCAATACGACTACAACAACACTCTTAACTAACGTTGGGACAACTGTTGACATTGCGGCGACCACTGGATGGCCATCAATTGCTGGCATCCCTTTCTATGTTGTCATAAATCCGTCTTCACTCACTGAAGAAAAGTGTCTTGCAACCATATCTGGTTCAACACTCACTCTCGTTAGAGCCCAGGATGACACCACCGCTTCAGAGCACCAAATTGGCTCTGTCATCTACCCAGTATTTACAGCGAACGACGCTGATGAAGCAAACGAACTTGTAAGCAAGTTAACGACAAAAGGCGACCTGCTTGTAACCGACGGTAACGGTCTTTTCAGACTTGGCGTTGGAACCGACGGATACTTTCTCAAGGCAAATAACTCGGCATCGGTTGGTGTTGAGTGGGCTTCAATTCCGACAATCAACAACCTGAACGACATTGGTGACGTAACAATTAGCGATGCCGAAGAAGGGGATTTCCTGGTTTACAAGAACTCCGCTTCTGCTTGGATTAACGAAACAATCCACTTTATTACTGTTTCGGACACGGAGCCAACCGACGAGGTAAGAGTCGGTGACCTTTGGTACAACTCAAGCGAGCTTGAACTCTATACATACTATTCAGGTTCGTGGCAACAAGTTACATTAACTCCAGAGTTCCCATTGCTGGATGAACTAGACAACGTATACATAGATGCTGCAGCCGAGGGAGATGTTCTTGCGTTTGACGGTTACGACTGGTATAACGACTCAGTAACAAACTTACTTGGTGGAACAATTAATGCGACTACAGCAGAAACTTTGGAGACGGCACGAGTAATCTCTTTATCGGGTGATGTATCGGGTTCTGTGTCTTTCGATGGTTCGCAAGATGTTTCCATATCAGCAACAGTCCAAATAAATTCAATTACCCTTGGAACCGACACGAGTGGAAATTATATGTCTGACCTTACGCAGGGAACAGGCGTTTCGATTACACACACCCCTGGCGAAGGTTCGAATGCGACTATTGCAATTGGACAGGCAGTTGGAACTTCATCATCGGTGCAGTTTGCTGCGATTACTGCTCCACTGATTGGAAATGCTTCAACTGCAACTACACTGCAAACAGCAAGAAATATTGCTGGACAGTCATTTAATGGTTCGTCAGATATATCTATCGCGCCGACAGACTTAACTGGAGTTACGTCTACAGCTGCAGAGCTAAACATTCTTGATGGGGCAACTCTTTCAACTGTTGAACTCAATTATGTAGATGGTGTAACCTCTGCAATTCAAACACAATTGAATGATAAGGCGCCACTCGCTAGCCCGACATTCACTGGAACTGTTTCTGGAGTTTCGGCAACGATGGTTGGTCTCGGCAACGTAACCAACACATCAGATGCGAACAAGCCAGTATCTACAGCAACGCAAACTGCGCTTGACCTTAAAGCACCGCTTGCATCTCCAACATTTACTGGGACGGTAACGCTTCCAGACAACACTGTTGCCCTTGGTGTCAAAACAACTGGAGATTACGTTTCATCTCTCGTTGCAGGTACGGGCGTAACCCTCTCCAATAACTCTGGAGAAACGGCGACTCCGACTATCGCAATTGGTCAGGCAGTTGGAACAAGCGCATCTGTTACATTTGCGAATTTGACAATAACTGGAGACCTGACGGTTTCTGGAACAACGACAGCAATTAACACCACAGAGTTGATGGTTGACGACAATCTCGTTGTTCTTAATAGCAACGTGACTGCAGCCCCAACGGAAAACGCTGGGATTGAAGTTGAACGTGGTTCTTCGGCGAATGTTGCGCTTCGCTGGAACGAGACATCTGACAAGTGGGAAATCACGGAAGACGGTAGCGCATATTTAGAAATTGGAACTACGGCTGACATATCTGCAGCATCCCTTACCAGCCTTAGCGACCTCCCAGATGTTTCAACCGCATATCAAATTGGTGCGACTGGTCCGGCTGGCGGGATAATTTTCATTACTCCAGATACAACTGGTAACTCTACTGGCAAGTATTTCGAAGTTGCACCATCTGCGTCCCAGGTTCAAAGAAGTTGGGCTACTGGTGGAAACCAATCATTGGCGGTTTCTGGGGCAGATGCAACCGGATTCGGCTTCGGTGCTCAAAACACGATAGACATTGTTGCTCAGTCTGGAAATGTTTCCGCAACTAGCGCGGCTGCATACGCATCCGGATATGAATATGGTGGTTTTTCAGACTGGTTCCTTCCATCAATTGATGAGTTACAAGAACTCTATGCAGTCGAAAGTTTAGAAGCTGGCACCATTCCTGGATTGCTTAGCAATAATTACTGGAGCTCTACGGAACACAGCGCAACACAAGCCAAATATGAAAATCTAGGTGACGGCGGACAAGGTTTTTCCGCAAAGAGTAACTCACTCTATGTTCGTCCAGTGCGGGCTTTCAACTCCCCTGCATCGGGAGATTTTCTAAAATGGAATGGAAGCTATTGGACCAATGACCCAATCAACCTAGGAACCGATACAACGGGTAACTCTGACAACGTAACAGAGGGAACTACAAATTTATACTTTACTGACGGAAGAGCACGAAGTGCGCTTTTGGCTGATAATGCTGGAACGGCTAGCGGAATAAGGTTTATTGCACCAAACACTGGCACCGTTGAATTGATAAGCCAAGAGGCAACGAGGTTCGTGCGAGTAACTTCAAACGCTGCAGTTGGTGGTGGCAAAACAGAGATACAAGGTTCAGCTCAAATTCTTGCATCTTCGTCCATTTCTGACCCAGGTCATCTCACTGTTGCAGGAAGTGTAACTGTGGGTGGCGGAGTTATCTTTGAAGGAGCCACCGCGGACGATTACGAAACGTCCCTTGTTGTAACAGACCCAACTGCAGACAGAACTATAACTCTTCCTGATGCAACCACAACTCTGGTTGGAACAGATACAACCCAAACTCTTTCCAATAAAACTCTTACGACGCCAACTATTAATGGACCAGAAATTACGGCTACTGGTGGAACTCCGAGAATTCATGGTATCTATCTTCCAGAACCACATTTCATCACATTTGAGGGTTCAACAACAGATGAGTTTGAAACAGTACTTACCGTTGTTAACCCAACTGCAGATAGGACTGTAAGCCTTCCGGATGCGAGCGGAACAGTTGCACTGAACGGTTCAATTGCTTTGGGAACTGACACAACTGGCAATTACATGCTGGAAGTAGTGGCTGGTACTGGTATTGCTATCTCCCATACTCAGGGGGAAGGTTCTACAGCTTCAGTTTCAACAACGGGTGTTCAATCACTCAGTGCAAAGGCTGGCAACTACACACTTGCGATTGGTGATGCTGCAGAGACAATCATTATTATGGACTCAAGCTCTGCCAATGACCTGACTGTTCCACCGGCTTCGAGTGTTGCATTTGGAACTGGTACAAGCATCACCGTTATTCAACGAGGAACTGGTAAGACAAGAATTCTTGCAGGTGCCGGAGTGACACTCCTCGCAACACCGGGTGTTTACTTGAGGGCCAGATACTCTTCGTGCACAATAGTCAAAACAGAAAATGCAAACGAGTGGTTTGTTATAGGTGACTTGGCGGCGTCGTGATTCCGGGCAATCAGGCAAGTGGTGGAAAGTTCATTGAACCACCAACCGCAGTAGTTGGAGCCGTCGATGCACTTGGTAATGCTCTTGTAACAATCACGCATACTGGGTACAAAGGTAAATCGGGAGCAGTTCGTTACAGGGTCATTGCAAGCAACGGAGTAACCGAAACATCTAGCTCGGCAAGTGTTTCAATATCTTCTGGTTTAACTGCTGGTCAAACCTACACTTTTACCGCTGTTGCAATTGATGACACATCGGCGACAGAATCTCCAGTATCAACAGCATCTAGTCCGCTTGTTCTCGGTGGGGTTCCTTCCGCACCACTCGCACCAACAGTAACTCTTCCAAGCACTTATGGAAATACTACGGCTGCTGTTTCATGGATAGCTCCAGCATCGATTGGTTCGTTAATCAGTGACTACACGGTTCAGTATTCTTCAAACAGTGGCTCAACATGGACGACGTTTAGTCGCGCTGCGTCAACTTTGACGTCGGTGACGGTAACTGGCTTAACCAACGGGTTCGCATATGTGTTTCGAGTAGCTGCAGTAAATACAATTGGAACTGGAAGCTACTCGACTGCGTCTAGTTCAATCACTCCGTTGAATAGCAAAATACCAACCCCTCAATTTGCGATGGACGACGATACACTAGGACGTGTTGGAATCAACTTTAGCAATTACTTAGAACCAGCCGACCAAACATATGTTGCAAACTCTAGCGGTGGATATTTCTACAACTATTTTGACTGTGCTGGCGGCCTTTGCCCTAACGACACATTCGGTACAAGTCAAGGCTGGACAGGACTTGGCTATTCAGAATCGCGTTCCGCATATCTAAAGGTTCAAAGATTCGGTTATGCAGATTCAGACACCGTTTTCTGTTCGGAAACTTCACCTGATGCTCCTCCTCCTCCTCCTCCTCCTCCTCCTCCTCCGCCTCCTCCGCCGCCGCCTCCGCCGCCTCCGCCGCCTCCGCCGCCGCCTGAAACTACCGCTGGGTGTTATCTAATTTGCATCAAGGGAGAATGTGCATGTATTTGAT